ACTTAGAGTCTTGGATACTTTGCCAGATAGTGCGAACATTCCTACGAATGGCGCTCTGGCGGTCATAGGCATGCTGGACATGACTTATGACTTCACACTCAATCGCGGCTTCGATAGCGCGACTCTAAGTGTTCTTGTGATTGTCGGACGCATGAGCGAATCGGCAGCACAAGATCGGCTAGATGGCTACCTGCAATCTAGCGGTGCTACTTCGATCAAGACCGCCATCGAAGCAGACAAGACTTTAGGCGGCGCCGTCCAGACGTTGCGTGTAACGCAAGCCGTCAGCGGTACAATTACGGTCGCAAATATCGATTACCTAAGTTATCGGTATGAAGTGACCTTGATAGGCTAAGGAGAAATAACTCATGGCAATCTTCATGGGGAACAAGGTGGCGGTTATCGTCGGCACTACTAACACGATTACGGATCACGTTTCAACCGTGAGCCTCAGCCGTGAGTTGGACGTCGTTGATATCACCGCCATGAATGACACGGTGGCTAACGCCATCACAGGAGTCGAGCGCTCAACCCTCAACCTTGAGCTCTACAACGACTTCGATTCTGGATCCGTGAACGCTCTCTTTGAGAATGCTCTCGGCACCAAGCTCAACATCCGTCTAGTTCCGGTATCAGGCACCGTCACCGCTACGAATCCTTCGTACACGATGTCATGCCTTATCTCGAATTGGACACCGATCAATGGCTCCGTCGATGGTGTCGCTTCCGTAAGCGCGTCCTTCCCGGTGACAGCAATCGTCAAAGCATCTTCATAATTTCATAAGGGGACTATATGCACCAGATCAAAATCACTAAGAAAGACGGTCAGGAACTCTTTTACGATCTCACTCCGAGCGTCCGGGTAGCCTTTGAGAGTCATTTCAAGGCAGGATGGCGAAAGAGATTGGTCGAGTTTCAGATGGATTCGGATCTTTGGTATCTCGCTTGGCTATGCGAAAGCAAGGCTGGCAAGACCACAACCGAATTTGGAGATGCCTATATCGATCAGTTCGAAGATATTGACATCATCCTTGATGCAAAAAATGGATAGACCGCAAGGGAGACATCTACGAGATCGCGTCCCTTGCGGTTCTAACCGGCATCGCACCTAATGCTTTACTAGAGTGCGATCCGGCTATCTATACCGCGATCAAGTCGATTCTCCAAGAGAGAGCGATCAACACGAAGCGAGCAGCCGCAAGGAGGCGATGAGATGGCCTTACAGGGCGCAATTCGCCTCGATGATTATGACAAGCTTCTCAAGGATCTAAAAGCCATCAGCCCGGAGTTGCGCAAGGACTTCACGAAGGCACTCAATCGCGCTGTTCTGCCAGCCAGAGATGCAGCTCGCTCATTCGTACCCGGAGACAATCCGCTTCGTAATTGGCGTCAGAAAGAGCCGACCTATACCAGCCTGTCATGGGCAAATGACTTCGAGCATCGAGGGCGAGACTCTGCCTATCGCTGGAAATGGGTGCCATCGCTAGTCAGAAAAGGCATCAAGATCAGCCGAACACGCTTTGCCACCGGCAGAGAATTAGGTGCCAAGATCGAGACAACAGCCATCTCCCTCATCAACAGCGAAGCACCGGGCATCATCTATGAATTAGCAGGATCAGGCAAGCAGACATCGGTTCGCCGGACTCAGCGAGTCAGTCGTAACCCTAATGCTCGCGAAGATTTCGTGAAGGCTTTGGCAGTTCGTCGAGGCAATCCACGACGTCTTGTTTATCGTGCGGCAGAGATACACGGCCCAAAAGTCATCAGAGAAGTCGAGAATGTCCTAGAGACTCGACTCTTCAAGTTCGTTAGGGGAGTCAGATAATGGCATCCACAAGAAATGTCGTAGTCAATTTCGTCACGAAGCTCTCTGGCCGTGGGATTGATAACTTCGGCAAGCAGACTCGAGGACTTGATCGTGGTCTTGCGACACTTCAAAAGCGTCTATTGGCCATCGTCAGCTTCGGAGCATTCTTTCGCTTCGTCAAGAATTCGACCAAAGCCTTTGCCGAGGAAACCGGTCAAGTCAGACAACTCGAACTTGCTCTCAACAATCTTGGGCTTGCCTATACAGCGCTCACCATCGATGACACAATCGATCGCTTGCAAAGACTCACCGCAGTCGCAGATGATGAACTTCGTCCGGCTCTGGCTCAATTGGTCAGACAGACCGCAGATGTCGCAAAAGCCACCGAATTACTCGAGCTGGCAATCAATGTCAGCATTGGAAGCGGTAAGTCGCTTTCAACCGTATCCCGGGCATTGGGTCGAGCCTACGATGGCCAGACCACCGCTCTTCGACGTCTTGATGCTGGACTTTCGGCCGCCGCCATCGAATCCAAAGATTTCAACGTCATCCAAGCAGAATTGCAAGATAAGTTTGGTGGAGCAGCAGCCGCAGATCTCACGACTTATGCAGGCAAGATGCGAGCGCTTGCTGTTGCATCCGACGAAGCCCGAGAAGCAATCGGCGAAGGTGTAGTCAAAGGAATCGAAGCCCTAGGCGCAGGAGATTTCCAGCGCGGTCTGAATGATCTTGTTATCTTGGCAGAGCGCATCGGTCGTGGCTTTGAGCTTGCAGGAAGAGCCGCTGCACGAATCCGTACGTTCTTATCCGCGCCCATCGGTCGATTAGGAGATCAGGCAGCTCTGACCGGTCAATTCTTGGCTCAAGATATTGCTTTGGATGCAGCCGAGCGTAAGGCTCAAATTGCTGACGTCGATCGTCGCTATAAGTTAGAGCGTAAGGCGCTCAAAGACCTTGCTCGCCAGAAGGAACAAGAGCGGTCTAAGGACAAGGCAGAAGATCGTCGCAAGGCGGCAGCCAAGGCAGCCGAGAAGCGTCAGGATGAGATCAAGAAGCGTCTCGAAGAGAAGTTTGACATCGATGCCATCAATCTCACCGCTGCATTGACTCGAAAACTCAGCGAAGAGGATCAGGCTCGGGTCAAGGCTCTCCAAGCTCTTCGAAGTGATGCCAATAAGGACGATGAAGCGGCTCTCAATCGATTGATGGATCTTGAGCGTAAGTTGGCCGAAGATAAGCTCAAAGCCGCAGCCGCAGACATAGCCTTGAGCACCGTGGTCAAGAATCAACGCCTTGCTGACCTTGATGCCGAGATTCAGGCTCTCAAGGCTGTTTCAGCCGCTCGAGCAGCCGCTATTGCTGGAGCCAATATCTCTTGGGATACGGCCAGAGCCGCAATCTCCATGGGAACAGCCACGGACAATCAAGAGATGGTCGAGGCTGGTATAAGACAACTGAATTTGGTCATGTTCCAAGATCTTGATGCTTCTCGCTTAGCTGAACTTGAGTCCCTTCGAGCCGAAGAATTAGCAGCGCAATCGGCAACTACAGCCGCCGGTCTTGCAGCAACAGCCGGAGCAGCATCTCAAGTCGTTGTCAATCAATATATTTCTGGAAACGTGGTCACTCAGCAAGAGCTCTTTGACTATTTCCAGAATCAACTCTTTGAATCGAATCGAGCCGGAATCCCGGGTCAGCTTGAATTGCTAGGTCGATAATGGCTGGCGCAATATTCAGTTGCAAGATTGATTTCAGCAACGGCGCTACCTTCGATCCGGCGCTTGTCCTTGATGATCCATCGACTCCTTTGGACAGTTCGATTCTGGGTACGGCTGCCAGCGACATCATCGACGTCACTCCCTACGTCCTCTTTGCTCGTATTCGCCGAGCCTATAACCGAACGGCAGATAGTTTCTTTGCCGGTACAGCCCAAGTCAGACTCGTTGATGAAGCCGGTATCTTCAATCCAGCAAACACCGGAGGATCTAACTTCGGAAAGATTCTGCCGATGCGCAAGATTCGCTTTGAAGGCACCTATAACGGCATCACCTATGCCTTGGGATCGATGTATATCCAAGAATGGAAATACACCTCTCCGACCGGTTATGACCCGGCTTTCGTGGATCTCTCATGCGTTGATGGCTTTCAGCTTCTCAATTTGACCACGATTACGACCGTATCCGGTGGCTCAGCCGGGCAGACCACCGGTCAGCGTATTTCAAACATCTTGGATGCTGGCAATTGGCCTGCCATGCGTAATATCTCGACCACGACTACGACTACGGTTCAGGCAGACACCGGCACATCCCGATCCCTTCTCGCAGCCTGCCAGACGGTCGAACAGACCGAAATGGGCGCCTTCTATATGGATGAGAATGGCAACGCCAATTTCAAGAGCCGAAATGACATCATCTTGGCTTCTGGCGGTACTCCGTACATCTTTACAGACGTCAATTCGACCAGCGCTATTACCTATCAAAGCGTTGCTTTCGACCTATCGGATGCCGGACTTATCAATCGTGTTAGCGTAACGAGAGCCGGTGGAACGACTCAGACCGTCACGGATACCACGTCAATTGATCAATACTTTGAGCACAGCCGTATTCGTACCGGAATCATGCAAACCGATGCCGATGCGCTCGATCAGGCCAATCTCATCCTTGCCAGCCGTAAAGAAATCGGCACAGATCTCACCCTGCAATCAATCACCTTGGATCTCTTCTCAGACGATGATGCCAATCGCATCGTTGCTGGTCTGGACATGGATATATTCAGCCCGATTCAAGTCACTCAGACCTTGCCGAACGGTAACGCGGTCAGTAATACCGTTGTGGCCGGTGTCGGCTACGATATAACTCCACGGAGTTTCACGGCTACTTTCACAACAGCACAGCCTTTCGCGGTAGGATTCGTCCTAGATTCCAGCGTGGATGGCTTGCTCGATCAAGACATCTTGAGCTACTAGGAGAAACGATGACCTTTCCAGCACAGACCTTCATAACCGGTCAGGTTCTAACAGCCGCTCAGATGAATGAGATTTCGACCGAGATCAATGACCTTTGGCGTCTAACCTTTCGGGCTGTGACCGGAACTTCTGACACTCTGGTACTTGCTGATTCTTACAACAAGCTCATTACTTATTCGAACACCGGTACAACGACCATCACTATTCCAAACTCATCGAGCGTGGCGTTCACTACCGGTTCAATTGTCAATATCCTCAAGACCGGTGCAACCGGCACAGTCTCAATCGTTCAAGGATCCGGCGTGACTATTTCAAGCGCTGGCACAACAGCAACGAATCCGACGATCACCGCAGTTGCCGGAGCTGCATCGATTATCAAGACCGGGGGCGATTCCTTCACCGTAGTAGGACGTCTCGCCTAACATGAACATTCTTGGGATCGTTGCACAAGCCAAAGCAGTTCCAACGCAAAAAGGAACCGGCGGCAACGAAATCAAAGTTGTTGGTGATTACGTCTATCACATCTTCACAGGCAACGGAACTTTCACGCCGTCATTCACCGGTAATATCGAAGTACTGTCGTGCGGTGGTGGTGGCGGTGGTGGTGCAACCCGTGGCGGTGGTGGTGGCGGTGGTGAAGTCGATGTCTGGAGTTCGGTTTCAATAACAGCTTCGACCGGTTATACAGTCACCATCGGTGGTGCTGGCACGGCATCGGTTGCGACAAACACTCGCGGTGGCTCCGGTGGAACGACTTCGTTTGCTTCCAGCGTTACGTCTTTAGGCGGTGGTGGCGGTGGTTCAGATAGCGATACAGGAAACGCTAACATTACCAATGGAGCCAATGGCGGTTCTGGTGGCGGTGGTTCAGGTGGTAACGGAACCGGTGGTCCTGTAACGCTCAATGGTGGAACCGCATCAGGTTCTAACACGAATGCTGGTGGAACCGGTCAAATTCTCGATCCTCGATACGTGGGAGGCGGCGGTGGTGGAGCAACGGCAGTCGGCGCAAATGGAAACATCGCAGGCGCAAACTCAGTTGGTGGCAATGGTGGTCAGGGTTACACGCTTACCACGGCAGACGCGAACCTCACTTCTGGCAACTTTACAAGTTTTAGCGGTATGACCGTAATCGCTTCGGGTGGCGGCGGTGGTGCTTTATTCAACGGCACAGGCAACGTCACAGTCGGAACCGGTGGCACAGGTGGCGGCGACGGTGGAGGATTGAATAACGGAGGATCATCAAACGGAACGGCAGCAACCTCATTCGGTTCAGGCGGTGGCGGTGGCGGTGGTAATCCAAACAATGACGGCGGCAACGGTTACGCCGGACTTCTTGTAGTTAGGTACACATAATGAAGAAATTTGCCTTACTTGATGAAAACAACATCGTTATCAATGTTTCCGTCGCAGACGATTCATGGGATTCTTCAGGTTGGATTGAATATACAGATGAGAATCCGGCTTATGTTGGCGGCGATTATTTCGATGGTCTTTTTTATTCTCCACGACCATCCGCTGCACATATTCGCAACAATGGTCAATGGGAATTGATTGATGATCCGAAGCCATAACGGATGGCCTGCAAGTCAAGATCGTAATGCTATTGGCATCCAAAGTTATCGAATACCCGGCACACGCATATCCTTCGCTTGCGCTCGCGCTGTAGCGCCTCTCTTGGTCAATTTCGCCAAAGACTTTCATGAGCAAGTCGAACCGATAGACAAAGGACAGCTCGACGATTGGGGATACGCCTTCCGTCCTATCCGTGGCACGACTGTCCATCTCAGCAATCACGCCTCCGGCACGGCCATCGATCTCAATGCTCTCAAGCATCCTCTTGGCGCTTCTGGCACCTTTACCAAGGCACAAGAGCGCACGATTCGCGAATTATGTGCGCATTATGGACTAAGATGGGGCGGTGATTACGAGGTGCGCAAGGACGAAATGCACTTTGAAATCAATATCAGCCCGGAGAAGGCCAAGCGCCTCATAGCAGATCTAGGACTCACCGATGCTCAATCCAAGAACCGTCAGAACCGCTAAGCAACTTCTTGCTTCATGGGCAAGGGTTGCAGCATCAGCCGCACTTGCCTTCTATGTCGCTACCGGCAGTCTTGATGGCAAGGCCATCGCTTCGGCAGCTCTGACCGCTGTTATTCCTCCGGTGCTTCGCTGGCTTAACCCGAACGATCAACTTGGTGCATGATGGCAGAGGTTGTGACCGCTCTGGGAGTCATCGCTGCAAGTACAATCTCTGGCATCGCAGCTCTCTATGCAGCCAAGGCTGAGCGTAATTCTCGTCCGGTATCGAATGGCTTTGCTACCGAAGTGACTACCGATCTTCGTGAGCTTCGGTTACTCTTTATCGAACATCTCAACAATCATCAGAAAGGGTAAGGGGTGGAACCGGGACAACACAGCAATTTGACGATCGTAGGATCGCGCAACCGTCCAGATAAGACGGTGGAATGTTTCGAACAACTCAAGAAAGTCAGCCATATCTCAGACTTTCTTCTTCTCATCAATGAGGATCAACAAGACCTTTATCCGGATATTGATGGCGTCAAACGTGTCGTAGTGCCTGCATCATGGGGTAATACTTCAACCGCAAAAGTCAATTACTTTGTCGATCAGAAACTCTTCACCGGTTACTTCACCGTCTCTGGCATCGATGATGACTGTCGCGTGACCACGGATGGATGGGATCTACTGTTGAGCCTTCCGTTGAGGGCAAAGGGTTATGGCGTTTCATGGGGTAACGACACAATCCAAAATGGTCGAATACCGACCAAGTGGACGATGACGGTCAATATCATCGAAGCGCTTGGCTTCGTAGCGCCGCCCGGCTTGATTCATCTCTTCGTCGATGACTTCCTTGCTCGGATTGGCAAAGAGCTCAATTCAGCGCACTATGCGCCCAATGTCATGATGGAGCATCATCATTGGCTCAACAAGAAAGCCGAGATGGATGAGACATATATGGAAACGGCCAGCCGTGAGACATGGGATCACGATGAGCGTGTTTGGAATGAATACGTCACCGGTCAATTCCATGAAGATCTGCATCGAGTCAAGCAAGCCTTGAAATTATGCTAAGCGTCAAGGTTACGATTCCGGGAGCGCCAAGCTCTTTATCGCTGCAAGAATTCACCGGAAGCCACGACAACTTTATTGATGGCGTTCAATTCCATGTGAACACCGATTTCGACACGCCGGACGTCTGGCTTGTCTTTGATGATGGCGTGGATGGCCATAGCGCCGTCATCGATCCAGCCAATATCTTTTTCATGACCGCCGAGATCTGTTATCCGATTGGCAGATTCGATGATGAGCGTGGCAAGAGATACTTGAGCCAATTCGCCAAATTCTTCACCTGCCACGACATCTACGATGAACGGAC